AATCAAACCAGTAACGAGACTTTGATGGAAAAAGCTCTTGACACGTTCCGGACGATTCTCGGAATGGGCAAGATTGCGCTTCCGGACCTTGCCAAAGCCGCACAGGACCCGAATCCGAGTCCTGTCGAGTCCGAAGAACTGACCGCCGATGAGATGGCCACCCTGACCGCCAAGTTTGCGGACGGCGTTGACCTTGAGAAGCGGGAGTTCAGCGAAAAGGAACGCAAGCACCTCGGCAGCACGGGGGTTGCGCTCCCGGACGGTTCTTTCCCCATCCAGACCGTGAAGGATCTTGAGAATGCAATCCAAGCACATGGCCGCGCATCGGACCCCGAGAAAGCCAAGTCTCACATCGTCGCACGCGCGAAAGCGCTGAACGTAACCCACCTTCTGCCGACCGACTGGCCGGGCAGCACCAAGAAAAAGGAGAGCACCATCATGGATACTGACCTCCAGAAGCGCTTCACGGCAGGAAAAAAGGCGGCCATCAAGAAGGCCGATGACCACATCAAGAAGGCATCGGCCTCCCACGGCAAAGCGGTCGATGAGCTTGAAGCCCTTCACAAGTGCATGGGTAAAGCGGCCGACGGCGGCGATGAGTTCAAGAAGCACCTCACGGCGCTTTCAGGACACATGAACGACATTGCCGACCACCACGAACTGGCCCACGCCGCACTCGGCAAGGCCATGACAGGCTGGGATGGCGAGAAGGCGGAAACCGACTTGGGCGAGAAGCCTGATTCGGAGAACGTCGAAGAGCTTTCCACTCGGCGCATGACTGAAGGCGAAGTTGAGGGCAACACCTTCCGCGGCGCTGGCGACTCGCCTTATTCCGCGGCTGCGATTGCGACGATGGTCAAGGCTGCTGTGGCCGAAGCTACCGCCCCGCTGATTGCCGACAACGCTTTCCTGAAGGGTCAGATGTCTGTGATTGAGAATCAGCCCTCTGCTGGCCGCCGCCCGAAGCTGTTTGTTGCCAGTTCGACCGGCGATGTGTTCCCGGCCAGCGATGGCAAGCCCGACTTCAACCGGCTTATCAACAAGTCGCTATCCGAAGCCGATCCGAGTGACCTGCGCAGTTCCGAGCAAGCCACGGCGCGCGCCTTCGGCTTGATGTGCACCCCCGGCAGCGGTTTTGCGAAGTCGATCAACGATCCCAACTTCAAGATTGACCTGGGCGGAAACTAACACAGCCAGCACAGTTCGCAGCGGTCCCAGTTCGTAGTTAACAACTCGGCAATAGGAGAATCTGAGATGAATGAATTCGAGAAATTCCTGCAAAGCGACACTTTCAAGCAGGCCATTGACGAGCGTGTCGGCACTCTCGCAAAGGCCGACACTGTTGACCAGAACACGGGACTTGTGTGGTACGACCTGAGCCGCATCGTTCAGGAAATGCACCCGTTCAAGCAGTTGATCCCGCTGATCTCCAGCCTGCCCCGCGTCCCCGCCGATGGCGGCACGGCGCACCGTTGGAAGAGGGTCACCGGAATCAACGTCAACAACGTCTCCATCGGCGTCCCAGAGGGCGAGCGCGCGGCCGCTTCCGCCATCACCGTTCAGGACCAGTTGGCGAGCTATAAGACGATGGGCCTCGAAGGCTCCGTGTCCTGGGAAGCCCGTCTGGCCGCTCTCAACCTCAAGCCCGATGCTCAGGGCGTGACGATTCAGGCCACGCTCCAAGGCGTCATGATTGGCGAGGAGCAGACACTCATCGGCGGCAACGCCTACACCCCGCTGGGTATCACTCCCACGCCCACCCTGACCGCAGCCGGCACCACTTCGGCGCTGTCGAACGTCCCATACTACCTCGTATGCGTTGCCCTCAGTCATGCGGGCTGGCGTACCGGCAGCATGGCCAACGGCATCCCGGGACAGGTCACACTGACCAGCACCACGGGCACCATCACCAACGTGGGCGGCGGATCGGCCCAGCCTTCCGCGCAGGCCACCATCACCCCGACGGCCGGCCAGATCATCACCGCCACCGTTACCCCTGTGGTCAACGCCGTAGCCTACGCGTGGTACTTCGGGACCACGACCGGCGCGGCCCGGCTCCAGGGCATTACCACCACGAACCAGGCGAAGTTCAGTTCGGTCCCGTCCACTGTCAATCAACTGATCACCGCTCTCCAGGTCAACGGCGCGTATCAGGACAACTCGACCAACACCCTGCTGCCCGATGGCATTCTCAGCCAGATCAACGGTTCCGTGTCCGGTTCCGCTCCTGGCACCGCCATGGCAACCAACCCGAACCTGCCCGTTGTGGCCAGCGGTACTCTCGGATATGCGGGCTCCGGCGCGCTGATCTTCCAAGGCGCCAGCGGCAATGCGGGCCTGACGATTGCCGGTACCAGCATTGTCGAGTTCGACGCCGTATTCCAGGCTGCCTACGACCAGTACAAGATTGGCTTTGACCGGATTCTGGTTAGCTCCACCGACCTGAACTCGAACATCGCTCAGTTCTTGAACACGGCCAGCACCAACAACAGCCTCCGCATGGTGTTTGAGGCGGACTCGGGTAGCGGCTCTCAGATCGTTGCCGGGCGCGCGGTCAACGCCTACAAGAACAAGATCTACGGCAACACGCTGCCGATTGAAACGCATCCCAACCTGCCTCCAGGCACGATTCTTTTCTGGTCCGACCGCTCTCCTTACCCGCTGAGCGGCGTGGCCAACATCCTCGAAGCGCGTGTCCGTCAGGACTATGTCCAAGTGTCCTGGCCTCTGCGCACCCGGCGCAACGAGTACGGCGTGTATGTCGATGAGACGTTCGCCCTGTACTTCGCCCCAGCCTTCGCCATCCTGACCAACATCAACCAGCCGACGGGAACCCAGACCTTCTAACCTACGGATGGATTTACAATGAGGCAGGCGGCGGCAACCAAACGCCTCCTGCCTTATTTTTTGGAGGGAATGAAATGGTCAGATTGCAGTGTCCTGAAGGCAATTCGCAGGTTTCTGTCGATGGCAGGAACTACCAAGCAGACGATACCGGGTTCGTGACCGTGCAAGAGGAGAGTGTCCCGAAGTTGCAGGCTATCGGCTTCACGATTTCGCCGGTCAGCATGACGGTGAGCCAAGCGGACTTTGACGCCATCGCTGCTAACGCAAAGGATCTTAACTTGCCAGTTCCGGGTGAAGTCAAGGTTGCTGGCAAGCAGAGTGCGCGCGTCACATTGGAGTAACGCAAATGCCTCATGCGGTTGATTTGACGACATTGACGGACCTGAAGAACTACATAAGCCCCGCATTGGGCCAAACAACCGCATCAGACCCAGCACTGTCAAAGATCATCACTGCGGTATCGGACGGCATCAATCGCTACGTGTCGCGCACCCTGGCCGTGGGCACCTTTGCCGAGGTTAGGAACGGGAATGGACGGCGCTCAATGCGCGCGCTGATCTATCCGGTCCTGAACGTCTCGTCTGTCGTACTGGCAGGATTCTACGGGGAAACAGGACACGTAATCCTCCCGTCTACGAATGGTTCAGCATCTCACCTTTCGTGGGACAACTGGTTCATCAACCTACGCGATGAGTGCTTCTGGGAAGGTAGTCAGAACATCACATTGAACTACTCTGGCGGGTTTATGACGCCGGGGCAGCTTGGAGTCCTGACCTTGCCGGGATGGACAGCGGCGGCGGTCACTCTGGCCAACGCGCAGATTCAGGTAGGCGGCTTCTACTACGAGGCGGTCAACGGCGGCACGACGGGCGCAACGGCGCCGGGAACATGGCTCCAGACGCGCAACTCGCTCACGAATGACAACGGCATCTTCTGGCGGTGCGAGGGAGCGATTCCGGTCCTGCCAAGCAACGCGAACATGGTGCCTGACGATTTCCAGATGGCATGTATGCAGCAATCGGCGCTGCTCTTCAAGAACAGGACTCGAGTAGGCGATACCGGAAGCGGCGTGGGTCCTGACCGCATCAACTACTTCTTAAAGGACGCGCATCCTTCCACTATCTCGATGCTCGATAAGCACCGCGAAGTTTTCCCAACTGACGGCATGGGAACCGTCTAGCCACCAAAAGGAGAAACAAAACAATGTCGAATCTCAACATCATCAGCACGTCGCCCAACACTGCGGCCGCCCAGCAGACAGACCTCGTCAACGCTCTTGTGACGGCGGTCCAGGCTGTGCCCGTAACTCCTCCGGTGGTGACTGCCGTACCACTGGCTCCTGCTTCGACCACCTACACATACGCCGTGGTTGCCAAACTCGGCACTCAAACGGTTCCCGCAACTGTCACGATTACGACTGGCGCGGCCACGCTCTCGGCTGCAGCCTCCAACACAATCTCGTGGAACACGATCCCCGGTGCCGTCTATGACGTGTACCGTGTGACGGGCGGCGCAAACCAAGGCAAGATTGCGGCCAACATCTCCGGCGTCACCCTGAATGCATACGGTGGAGTACAGGCCACTCCGATCAGTTTGAGTTTGGTTGACGCTGGACTCTCAGGCGATTCAACTGCGGCCCCGACGTTCAACACTACCGGAACGCTGGCACATGGAGCAATGACGCCTGATCAGGTCGTTAACTCGGCGACTGCGGTCATCAGCATCATCACCGGAACTGTTCTCGTAACCTACGCTGGCGTAGCGGCCATGACCCTCGGAGCCCCGGTAGCGGGCCCGGCTTCAGCGGGCGGTCAGGATGGAGCCGAATTGCTCTTCATCACTACCACAACCAACCAGCACACAGTCACAACTCCAGCCAATGTCATCAATGGCAACAAGCACATTCTGACCTTTGCTGCCACGGCCAACAGCGAGCTCTCTTTGGAGGCTCACGGCGGCATCTGGTACTACGCCAATGCTGTGAACGCAGCAGTCGCCAGCTAAGCATGGACATCACCCTAGAAGGCGGCAAGCGGCTCTCTGCACGGTTGGATCATATGGGTCCTGCCATCAGAACGGCCGCGCGCCGCCAACTGGTGAACATCGGCGCAGAACTCGCAAGGTACGGGCAGCAGCACTTCGAGGAATCAGGACTCAAGAGACGATCTGGAAACCTCGCTGCATCTATGGCGGCAATGCCAGTTGAGGAAGATGAGCACGGCCTGACCGGGGGCATGATGGCCGGAAAGGGCTTGAAGTACGGTCCCGCGCAAGAGTTCGGCGCGGAGATTGATGCAACCAACGGCCACATGCTGGCTATCCCGATGGAAGACGCACTCACGCCAGCAGGGGTGGCAAGGTTCGCACCACGGGATGCGGCAGGCGCTGGTTATGATCGGATCTTCTTTTCGAACGTGGGCAACAACGTCTACATGTTCGGCGTCATGGATGGCATCGTCCACTTGCTTTTCGTTCTCGTGCATCACGTCTCAATCCCGGCGCGGCCGTTTGCGGGTCCTGCGCTCGACGCCAACCGGGCATGGATTGAAGCGCGATTGAAACAGGCAGTCGATGAAGGAATCAAGGAGTCGGGAGAGTAATGGGACATCCGATTGGACGCGAGGCTGTATATTCGGCATTCTTCGCGCAGTTGAAGGCGGCGCTCGTGACCCCGACAAGCCCGTTCAACTATGCTGGCCGTCGTCCGGTTCCTGATACCGACTTGGCCGAGGAGCAGTACCCCGCATTCTTCATGATGGAGGCCGGTGAAATCTATGACCGTAGCGTTCTATTTGCGCCTGCGCGGGTATCTCTACTCTGCACGATTTCAGTTGTTTCCCTTCAAGGCGAAGTTCCAGATGAGACCAATGTCTCAAATCTTAACAACCTTGCGGATGCGGTTGAGAGCGCCATACAGGATTCGGTCGGGCCAACGGCGGACTTGACCCTGGGCGGACTGGTGCAAGAGTGCTGGATCACGCATCGGACCTTGACTATTACCGGCTCATCGTCGCAACGTCAGAGCAAACAGAGCTTCGGCGTCGAAATCGTGTTGCCGCATTCGAGGTAGGTCGCTCATACTGAGCGTGGATTGAAACGAGGTGACAAATGTTCTACGAAGACTCCAGAATGGGAATGGCGAAGTCGGCAACCCCCAACCCTTACAACAATCACGGCGTGGGCTGCCCTTGCGTTCTATGCGGCCAGACGCGCGGGCTGGTAATGGCAAAGCGGGACGCGGGTGCCAGCGAAGAGAAGATGCACCTGGCCATCGCCCATGGCCTGCACCACTCTCAGATGAAAGATGAGCACCAACGCAAGGCTTACGGGTGGGGAGGCGTTCAGGATGGGCAGACACCGCCCGAACTCACTGTCGAGCAGAAAGCCAAGCATCTGGAGGCCGCCGCCGCTCACGGGCAAGCTCAGGACCATTACCGTTCCGCTGCGAACTCCTACCGCGACAACCTGCCCAAGGGCGCGGCTGAGCATCAGAAGTTGGCAGAGGAAGCGGCCGCGCGAGCCGAGAAGCTGAGCGCAAAGGCGAACGCGTAAATGAGCGATCCGACATATGGCGCGCTTCCGGTACAGATCGATCCCACGGCATGGGGGGGCAGGACCAACACGCCCCCCGCGTCCCTCACTGTGGACTCGATTCAGAATCAGATTGCCGCTCAACTCGTGGCGTTCTTTGCTTCCGGATCGCTGGCAATTCCGGTCTACATCTACCCAGCCTTTGACCTTGATACGTGGTGGGCTAGTTCGGCGATTGCTTTCGTCCTGATTTCCTACAGCAACACAGGACTCTCAAAACCGCTTGCTACGTCGTCCATGGTCCAAGAGCGCACGCTTCAGTTCAAGATCCACGTGGAGGCGCGCAAGACGGCGTGGAACCTCAGCGGGGCCGGCTCAGTCTACGCGCTCATCGATGCAATTGAATCGGCGCTGGGGGGATTCCAGCCTACCGGATGCCGTCACGCCTACTTCACCGAGGAAAGATTCTCGGAACAGGACCCACAAGGGCGCGTCTGGCTGTACGACCTGACTTTCAACGTCCTCACCATTCGCCCGCGGCTGTTGCCCTCTTACGCGCTGGCGAACTTGCAGCAAGCGATTTTCAACGTTACTCCGAGCGGAGATCAGATCATCGTCCCCGAACCATAACCACAGACCACCACGAGAGGAAAAACCATGAAAACGTTCGTAGTAATCCAAGGTGAAAGCAGAGAAAAGTTTGAAGCGGATGCGATGTTTTCCACAGACAAAGGAGAGGTGCATTTTATCCGGTATCTAGCTTTCCCAGAGAAACAACCCCTAGAGAAGATTGCAGTCGTAGTATTGGCCCCCGGTATGATTATTCGTCAACTGCCGGAGTAGCAACCTGATACACTTTGTATCGACGGGTACTCAAGCACTGAGGCTCGGATGGTTCTGGTTTGATAAGCCAGAGCTATCCGGGCCTTTTCACGTTTGGCGGCAAAGGAGCGGAGAAAATGGCTTTCTTCCATGGCATCACGGTAACCGAGGTCAACACCAACGGCGTCTCCATTCAGGTGGTCAACTCGGCAGTTATTGGCCTCATTGGCTCGGCTCCACAGTGGTCGGCATCGTCTGGAGCAGGACCCGGAATCAACGTCCCGACGCTCATTCAGTCTGCCGCGCAGGGATCAAACTTCGGCAAGCAGATTGCCGGATACACGATTCCTGAAGCCCTTGCGGACATTCAACTCCAAGGCGCGGGTGCCGTCATCGTCATCGACGTGTTCAACCCACTGCTCCATCAGAGCACCTTTGCGACCAATCCCTTGACAGGACCCGCATCCAACAGTGTGCCGGTAACACTCGGCCACATGGGCCTAATTGGTCCAGGCTTGCCCAACACCCCTCTCTCGACGGCATCTGTTGATACCGTGGCACAGGCAGGCGGCGCGGCAAGCCACAGCTACGCAACAGGCGACACGATTACCCTGGCGGGCGGAACGTCCTCAGTCCCCGCGGTCCTGACCGTCGCAACAACGAAGCTCGTATCGCTGGCGGTGAATGCCCCCGGCGGCGCTACATCGCACAACTACGCGCCCGGCGACAGCGTTACGCTGGCAGGCGGAACCACTTCGGTTGCTCCTCAACTCACCGTTACCTCCACTCAGGTTACCGGCGCAACGGTGGCGGCCGGCGGCAGCGGCGGCACGAACGGGACTCAAACTGTGACCGGAACGACTGGCACCGGGACACGCTTTCAGGCTTCTGTGACTGTGGCCGGTGGCGCGATTACCGCGGTCCTGTCGATCTCTTTGGCTGGCTCCTACTCCGTGAACCCCACGGCTCCCGCTCTTGAGCCTGTGACGGGCGGTGGACTGGTTGGCGCCGAACTGGCAATCACTCTGGGAGTGGCCACCTTCAACATCGTCAACGCGGGCAGTTTCACCGTGAACAGCGCGGCACTGACGCAGGCAAGCTCAACGGGACTCGGCACCGGGGCGACCTTCAACCTTGGCGTCTTTGGAGTCCTGACGGCCACGGTATCCACGGCGGGAAGCTACTCGGCTGTCCCGGCGAACCCTGTAGCTCAGGCCAGCACCTCGGGCAGCGGCACCGGTGCCACTTTCAATGTGACCTTTGCGGGGCCGCCTACCACTGTCGTGGTCAAGAACCAGGCCGGCTCGACGACCTACGTCGAGGGCACTGATTACACCATCGATTACGTGAACGGCCTGCTCTACACCAAGAGCGGCGGCGCAATCACCTCGGCGCAGGCATTGCAGGTCTCCGGCGCCTACTGCGACCCGTCCAAGGTTGCATATACCGACATCATCGGGACCGTGACCGGAAGCACCTATACCGGCATCCAAGTCTTGCAGACCACCTTCCAGACGATGGGCCTGTTCGCCAAGCTGCTCATCACCCCAACCTTCTACGATGCGTCAACCAGCGCCAACCTGCTGGCCATGGCGACGAAGCTCCGGGCCATCTCGTTCACCGATGCGCCGCCGAATACGACCGTGGCAACCGCCATCGCCAACCGCGGCGCCGCCGGCAACGCATTCAATCAGGCCAGCGACCGGCTTGCTCTCACCTTCCCATGGCAGTTGAAGACGCCCACCAGCATCAGCCCCACAGGCGTGGTAGTGGGCGCACAGGGCACCATCGGATACACAACCTTGACCGGGACCGTTGACACGCCGTACAGCACTTGGGTAGTGGGCGCTACGGCAGCCAACGACATCGCCAATGGCTTCTGGTTCTCGCCGTCGAACACCATCATCAACGGGATTCTGGGTCCTGATGTCAACCTCTACATGAGCGCCTACGATCCGACTTCGGACACGAACGCGCTGAACGCGGCCGGCATCATGACGGCCTTCAACGGCTACGGTACCGGCTACAGGACATGGGGCAACCGCGCATCGAGCTTCCCGTCGAGCGGCGCGGTCACCACGTTCATCGCCGTTCGCAGGACCCTCGACGTTGTGGAGCAGAGCATCCAATACAGTTCGCTCCCCTTCGCAGACAAGCCCATCACTAACGGCCTCATCAATTCGATCTTGCAGAGCGTGAATGGGTTTATCAACTCGCTCATCCAGCAGGGCGCATTGATTGCTGGAAGCACGGTAACCTACAACCCGGTTGACAACCCCCCTGCGAGTCTGGCGAATGGGCAACTCACGTTTGAAGTAAGCGTGATGCCGCCGCCGCCGGCCGAGCAGATCATTTACAACTTCTCCATCAACACCAGCCTGCTTGCGAACCTCGGGGCATCCGTAACGAGCACCAGCACAACCAGCAACTTCAACGTGACCGCATAAGGAGCGCACCGTGGCAAACCTCGTGATTAATTCGCTGAGTAACTGCAATGTATACCTCAACGGTGTCGAACTCCTCGGGCGCGCCGCCGAAGTCAAGATTCCTCAGCCCAAGCGCATCAGGACAGACTACAAGGGCCTCGGCATGGCCGCGCGCATCAAGATCCCGACCGGCTGGGACATGATGGAGTCCACCATCAAATGGTCTTCGTTCGATCCTGACACCATCAGCCAAGTGGCCTTGTCCAGCCAGACATGCTCAATCAGTTGCCTCGGCGATCTCCAGACCCTCTCAGCATCGGGAGAGGTTTCCGAGAGTCCTGTCATCTATAACTTCAACGGCGTTCCGTTCGATGTGGGTGACATTGACTTCAAGTCGCAGGAGCTGGTGGAGTTCACGTCCAGCTTCGATGTTTACCACGTCGATTTGAGCGTGGGCGGAACTCAGATTTACCTCTTTGACGCATTCTCGAATCAGTACGTTGTGAACGGCGTTGACCAGTTGGCGAACTATCGCGCCAACATCGGAGGTTGATAAGTGGCAGCCAACGGATATGCACCATCCGCTTCGCAGCAAGTCGTAGCAAGCGGAATAGCACAGACAATCGCCAACCCTGGCACGGGCGCAACTCTGCGTCTTGCCAATGTGGGAGCCGAGCCTGTGTATGTCGCACTGGGCGCATCGAGTCCTGTTGCGGTCAATCCCCAGACGGGACTCGCGATCTTGCCCGGCGCGCCTGCTGAGTTTCTGACGGCAGTATCAAGCGGGTTCATCGGCTTCGTGACAGACGGAT